CTTCTCGTAGATGTGATCAGGGATCCATGCGACAGTTGAGCCAACCCACTGGGATAGCCGGAGTGTCCTGAACACGTTCTCTTCCGCAGGATTCCCTTTTGCCTGCAGATAAGCCTCACGGAGACGTTCAATGGAAAATGTGATTCCTAGGGACGGATTGGCTTTATACCAGTTCCTCTCATCTGTCCAATCGTCCTCATCCGGGACACTGTATACCACAGGGTAAAAAGTCGGATCTTTCTTTCTGCCCTTTATCAGGTCCAGTGACTTTGTATGGAGCTCAAAACAGATGCTGTTTCTGTCCACACCTGCGGTCGAAATGGCAACATGAAGAGGCTGTCTCCTGGCGTCGCCGGATCCTTTTGTAAGTACATCCCACAACCGTCTGTTAGGTTGCGTGTGCAACTCGTCAAAGATAAGTCCTGAAATAGAAAAGCCGTGCTTTCCACCAACCTCAGCAGATACCACCTGGTAGTAACCGGAGTTGCTGTAATTTACTACTCGCTTGCCTGCAACAAGGATCTTCGACCTTTTATTCAGGGCAGGTGTCATCTCGATCATCCGTCGCCCAACCTCAAAGACAATTGATCCTTGCTGTCTGTCAGCCGCAGCTGAAAAGACTTCTGCTGCAGGCTCATTATCAGCGTATAGAAGATATAGCGCGATGGCTGCCGCAAGCTCACTCTTGCCGTTTTTTTTGCCGATTTCAATATATACTGTCCGAAACTGCCTCAGCCCATCCTCTTTTACAACACCAAAGATGTCCCGGATAATACGCTCCTGCCAGGGGAGAAGCCAGAACGGCTGTCCTTCCCACTCACCCTTTGTGTGAGGCAGCATCTCGATAAAGTTTACCGCCCGGTCTGCTTTTGCATTATCGTAATGCGAGGTCGGCAGCATAAACTTTGTGGGCTCGTAGCCCTCCAACTTAGGAAAATCTGCTGGTCTTTCTCTTCTCCCCATCTTAAGCACCTCCCGAAAGAAGGAACTCCATCTCGTCGACCTCTTCCTTCTTTGCGTTTCCAGCGATGATACGGCTCCTCGCGGAAGGCGTAAGTCCAAACTCCGCAGCTGCCTGCAGCATTGCCTTCTGGTTGGTATGTGCGATCGATACCTGCGGCACCGTCTGCCAGTAACCGGACTTCGTCTTTACGATGGATCCGTGCTGGCTGATGAACTCCTCAGCCTCGCGCCACCTGGCGTATGCCTGGCAGTACGATGCAAACGAAGCCACATCCAGGTCCGTGAGGATTCCCATCTCAAACAGGGTCTTCGCGAGCCGGTGCCACTCCGCCTGGGCCTCTTCCTCCAGCCAATCAGGGCATGCGGGAGGGAGCTTCTGCTGGAGATGAGGCTCATTCATATTCAATTGTCTCTTTCCCGGATTGCCCTCCAGGAGCTTAAGGGCCGTGGGTTTCGGCTTTCTGCCTCTCGTTGCCATTCGGATCACCTCCCTTCTTTATGGCAAAATAAAAGACCGCCATGTGGCGATCCTGTTTCTATACGAGAAAAAGGGCAACCTCGGCCCTGTTTCCCGGTCGGTATTGTTTCTTCTGACCTTACCTGACTGCAATCAGGTCGACTGTGCGGTTCCTGGTGTAAAGGAGTGCCTCGGCATCCCGGCAGCGCTCTTCGAGCCTCTCAGCTTCCGCTTTCTGCTCCTCTGTTGCGGACCAGTATGCGCCAGGCTCGTTTCCGAAGACCCTTGCAGGTGCTCCCCAGTCCACACTGTAGGAGTGGTTTGCCGCGTAGATGATCCCTTCTTCCTTGAGAGCCTTGATCTCGTCCTCGATCCTCTTCAGCTCCGCCTGGATCGCCATCTTCACAAAGGCCTCTTTGCAGTTCTTTAAAAGGATCTCCATCGCGTATGCTGCCTGTTCCTCGCTCCCGGTCATCTGAATCAGTTCCTGCTTTGTCATCGCTGTTCCTCCTGTTATGCTCTTTCGACGTCCACCAGCCAGCTGGCTTCCGGGTGCTTCTCGCCGGTTGCCTTCTCTGTGATCATTCGGTCCTCTTCGATGTAGCAAAGGTGCTTTCCAACCTTGATCAGCCTCACCTCTTCGTAGCCCGGGAGGTTAGTGCGAATGACCTTGGCGTTTCTGCTCTCGCCGTCGTAGCTCTTTCCGTCCCAGCCGTTGAAGGTAAAGCGTATGCTCTCTTTTGTCTTCGTGAAGTGTGCTTCAAAAGCCTCGCGGGTGATGCTGGTGTTGTAGTTTCCAAGCTCCATCAGGTTTCTCATTTCGTATGCGTTTGTCATGGTTCTTTCCTCCGTTAGGTGTGTGTTTTTTCGTTGTGTTATTAATCACTCTAAACGGAGTTATTAGCAACATAATCCTGCGGAATCCCCCGCCATAATGTGCACAAAGATCTGGCACCGGATTTGTGTACATTACAACGACCAACAGAGCCCTAAGGCTCCGTGGTTTTGTGGTTTGCGGCCAGTCTCTCAGATGAATTCGAAGATGTAATCCGGTTCTATTCCAAGTTCCTCGGCAAGCACGTCCTCCGGATCCCTGTAGCTTGTCCCCGCCAGGGCCCTTTGAAACTCAGCCCTCGTGCTCTCGTACTGCCTCTTCGCTTCCGCTTTCGTGAGCCCGTCCCGGTGCATCAGCAATTTGATAATGGCTTCACCGCGCTTTTTCTTTTTCGCCATGCCCCCTCCTTTACTGGCGCTCGATCTGGCATGTCATCCCATCCACATCCAAGATGTTGTAGTGGTTTCCCCTCCAAAGGATCTCCCGGTACCGCAGCCCGCAGTAGGCACCTGACTGCTCCCTGTCCGAAAGGACCTCACCGTGCTTTTCCATCCAGTCTGCAAGGTTTGTAAGCAGCCTGCACTCCATCGCCATCTTCTCCGCGTAGTTCATTTTTTCCTCCTTTGTTCATCTAGGATCTTACTCTGGCGGCCTGGTCCCCGTTATCTGAGGGCCTTACTGAAGCTCTCCTTCTCCTGTGCGCTGTAAAGCTCCGTCCAGGGGTGCTCCTTGCCGTCCAGGTCGAAGGTCATTCCGTAGATGTAAAGGATTCGCTCCTGATCGTCGAAGCGGGTTGGATCCGTCTTGATCCCGGCCGGGTGGAATCCCCGCTCTGTGTAAAGCTGGTGCAGGGCTTCTTTGTACTCGGCTCCCGCGTTCGTGCGGATCGTCAGGACCGTGCCGTGGGTCCAATCGTTTTTCTTCAGGCTGTTCTTGATGTAGGTGTACTCGCTTCTTTCTGCTCTCTTCATGTTCTTATCCTCCGTTTTGTGTGTTTTCCCTTTCGGTACTGTATTAATCACTCTACGCGGGATATATAGCAAGTTGATTCGGAGGAAAATGTGCACAAAGAGTCGGAGGTACTTTTTGTGCACATATACGACCATCAGAGCCTGTAGGCTCCGTGGTATGGCTGGAGGAAAGCTGGTTTTTAAAGGGAAAACCTAATGCCCTGGACCTCGACCGGCCCCTCGTTTCTCCAGCGCCTCTCCCGCCTTGTGATGGTGCAAAGGCCTTCCATCCTGCAGCCGGCTGCCGCAAACTGGTGGAGGTTCTCCATGACCGCTGTACTCTGGTTGGTGAAAACGAAGCTCTTGATCCCGGCCGCTCTGAAGGCGTCGACAAAGTCCTGCACGTCCTTCTCCCAGAGGAAGTCGTCCATTTCGACCTCGTCCTCTAGGCGGCTGATGCTGCTCATCCAGGCCCTGTAGGCCTTGCAGACTCCCTGCGGGATCGGGTATGTGATCTTGGAATCTTCGTCGTACCAGGCTTCGATCTCCTTCGACTCCCAGCCGTAAGTGGCGATGATCTGCTTCTTGCGCTCCTGGCGCTCCACCCTCTTCTCTTCGTGGTCGTGCGCGATCTGTCTGATCGTCTCGAAGTAGACGTTCTCTCTTTCGATCATGGTCTGGTCCCTCCTTCTTACTGCTGCATCGCCCAGGCGATCGCATGGCCGTTGTCAAAAAACTCAACCTCACTGGCTGCGGCTAGCCCGATGGTTCCTTCGCAGGAAAGATCGTCGTCAAGGTGCTCGTAAACCGCTCCGAAGTAGCTCGGATTTCCTTTGCCGTTGTAGTAATATCCTGCAAGGAGTACCTTGTTCCCGAAGTTTAAGGTGCAGGTCCAACCGCATCCAAGATCCTCGGGTGTGGTGATTTCCGGAAGTCTGTAGGTTCTCATCGCTTTGCTCAGTGTCATGGCTTTTTCCTCCTGGGTGTGTGTTTTTTGTTATGGTATTAATCACTCTAGCCGGCACATATAGCAAGCACTATTTTCAGATAATTCAAAGATTTACATCTCCGGAAATGCAGTACCCGGTAAGGCCATTGACCGAGCAAAAGGCCTGGATCCTGAGCTTCAATACGTTGTCCTTCGTGTACTCCAGAAGGAGGGCTTGGAGCTTATGACGAAGGCAGCGGATCATATGGGCCTGGTACTCGGCAGATTCTTTCGTGGTCTGGGTGCCGAATTCTCCTGCTCCCTTATAGCTTGTGATCAGGGAGAATACTTCCTCCTGGGTGACCCCGTCGATGTTCCCAAGTCCTGCGTGTGTGCTGTCCGCATTCATGGCCTTCTGGAGGTATTCCATGCCACCGTTCACCATCACATAGCCGCCCAGGGCCTTGATCTTTGTAAGGACGCTGCCGACAGCCTCGTACATTGCGGAGCTCTTGTACTCCTCATAGACATCGAGATTGTCGATCCACCAGCCATCACATCCCATGGCCTTAATCTCCTTGGAACGACTGATGCACCAGTCACGAACAGCAGACCTCCGGAGGTCGAGATATTTCTCATGAGGCCAGTCAGGAAGAGGATCGAGGACATACGGCTTCAGCTGTTTGTAGTAGCTACGCTCATCGGAGACGGATCCTGCGGAAAGGTATCCCAGTACAAAAGCTCCCTTGGCTTTGAGGAGAGCAATCTCTGCTTTGCTGTAGTCCTCCGGCTCGATCACAAGAAGCATCCCAGGCACCACATCCTTGGGCTCTACCTTTGTGGAAAGAGAGACTTTATAGGATGACCACTTGTCTGGGATCGCCATGTTGGTCTTTGTGAAGATCTTGGAGAGATTCCCCTTGCTGCAAGACAGCTTCATGACGCCAGGCTGACAGTCGATGTAGATGTCTCCGTTTTCATGATTGCGGGCCACAACTGCACCAACTGCCTGCAGGCGCTTCCTGGTGGTACCGCGGCCAGATCTCTCCGCATGATGGTAGTTCGAGAAGGCCACAAGGGGGCGTACTGCTTTGCAGATCGCCTCATTGCAGGCATTGGCATCGCCGTGCCACTGTACCTTAAAGATGTCAGCCTTCAAGTCCTTCACGGCTTTGGTAAGAAGGTTATTGCCCTCGTTCTGAAGATCACCTGCTGTATGGTAGATCCAGCCGTTCAAGTTGATCCGCATAACCGCCGATTCATTATTTACGAAATGGTGACTATCGTGCTCCTTGAGCGATGCCGCAGGGCACTGATACACACATGTAAATCCCATGCTGCCGATGGTAAAGGCCGATCCAGCCTTGATGTAGTGGCCCTTTGCCTTTTTGTACTGGCTCCGGAGCGCGTTTCCGTAGGACTTTTGGTATTTATCGACCTGAGTGGGATCCGGCACGTAGATATCAGAGGTCGAAAAGGCTTTCATGATATCGTTGGTCCCTCCATAGTGATCCCCGTGGGCATGGCTGATGATGATCGCGTCCAGCTTCTTTACTCCCAGGCCCTTGAGCTTCTTGATTACGTTCACGGAGGACTTCGCCATCGCCGTATCGATCAGAACAGCATGTTCGACTGTCTTATCATCAGCCCCATACTCGATCAGGGCAGTGCAGTCGCCATACTGCTGCGACTCACTTCCGGTATCAAAAAACGCCAGCGCTGCAAGCCTGATGCGGTGTGACGTAGTAGGGGGTACGGGGATGACCGGGTCCGTCTTCTTTTCGTCTGAGCCAGGGACGACCTTGATGATCGCAGTAAGGAACCCCTTCTTTTTCACCTGGACAAGCCGCTTTTCTGCGTTTGCCTTGTCGGTAAAGGCTCCGCACTGGACCTTCATGAGGCCGCCATCCTTAATGATGACAGAGGCGACGCCCGCCTTCTGCAGCCGCTTTACCATCTTCTGGGCATTGTCCTTTTTGCTGTATGCGCCGATCTGGATCTTATACATTGTCTTAGCCATAAATCAATCCTCCATGATAACTGCATCAAAGCCCGCCTTCTTTAAGGCTGCGACGCGCTTTTCAGCATTGCTCTTGTTCCCAAAGGCTCCACACTGAACGCGGTAAATCTGGATCACCGGTGTGTTTTCTGTAGTCTGTTCTGTTCCGGCCAGGACAGCGGTCACTTTCTTTGCAAGATCACCGAGTCTGTTGTAGAGCCAGTCCCCAGGACACGACTTCTGCGCGAACCACCGATGGACAGTCAGGACCATCTCGTCGTCCTTAGGCTTATAGGCGAGAGTCTTTCCCTTGTCTCCAAACCAGAGGAGCTTCTTCTTCCCATACCGCTGGCAGATGTCCACGCAGAGACTTACCAAGGACGAGTACACCTTGCTGTTCATTGCGTAGGGGTGCCTCGTGTCCGATGCGCACTCGATCGTGATCGCTCTGTTGTCATTGTCCGAGGAGGAGCTGCACCAGGACCGCTTGCTCTCATCGACGTAAAGCCCGATCTCCCCGTCCGTACCGATGCCGTAATTGGATGAGGCCTGGTAGGATCTACGGGTAAATAGCTCGCCGCACTTTCTGGCGGAAAGCTGACCCACCATACAGTGGGGTGTGATCCTGGTTACCTGGTAGGCTCTGGGCCCAGAGTTATTGGGTGACGGGATAGTACACGAAACCAGCGTGCTCTTTTTGATTTCCATGGTATCCTCCTTTCAAGTGCATCAAAAAAGGAGCCCCCTGCTGGGAAGCTCCATGTGTTCGTTTATTCTCTTTGGCTTCAGGCTACGTACCTCCAGGCGCTGTTTCCTTCAAAGTTCCTCATGAAGTAGTCTCTTGCTGTCTTAAATTCCTCCCCGATGAACCCGAGTCTTAGCATCCAGCACCGGAAGGCGTAGGCTTCGTTTTCTGTCTGCTGCTTCTTAGGGCTCGCGGTCTTAAGCTGCTTTGCCATCTGGCTCATGGCCAGGCAAAGCTGGATCATGGCCTTGAGCTGGCCTGCATGGAGGCCGCCTTTTCTTTTTTCCGTCTTCTCATCGAAGTTGAAGCACCGGAATTCGATCGTGTGGAAGCGGTTGAAGTAGCTGTGGAGGTTAAGCATTCTGTACCGTGTATGGCTGTAATGGATCGTCTCGATCGGGCCGTCGTACCAGCACCTGGCAAGTTCTTCTGTGGTCCTGGGCTTTCTCTTGTTGATCCTCTCCAGGAAGGCCGGTTCGACCGTCTGGCAGTAACGTCTCTGGCGGAGAGAGCCGATCTCGATCGCCTTGGTCAGCTGGTCTTCGTGGCTGGCCATGAGGTTGACCAGGTTCCGAATCGTCTGGGGTGTGTGGCCGTCCCCTCCGATGTGGATGTGAACCCCGCAGCCCCTGGAAGGGCAGCTCTTTGCGCCAGCGTGGCGGAGGTTCCGGATCAGGTCCTGAAGGAGTTCCATGTCTTCGTAGCGAAGGACCGGGGTCACCAGTTCGCATTTTTCGGAATCCGGCCCTGTGATGGAGGTGTCCCTCTGGAATTTCCACTCCCTTCCGGCTCCGTCCCAGGCGCTCCAGGTCATGTAGCCGTTGCTGGCGGCTGTGCTTCTGTAGTTGCCGGTTCCAAAGAAGGTTGCTGCTGTCCTGGCCGCCTCGGAGCGGGTGATGTTGTTCATCTCAACCTCGACCCCGAAGGTCTGGCTCTTCATGCTTTCGATCTGGATCCTTGTCGCTTCTTTCATGGTATGTGCTCCTTTCGAGTGAGTGTGTTTCCTTGTCGCACTGTATTAATCACTCTAAAGGCACATATAAGCAAGCTAATTGTCAGATAATTCAGTTAATAATGTACATAAATCTCCTGACAGAAAACTGTGTATCTTTACCCCTCCCCGGTAAGGATGAAGTGGGTATATTCCTTTGGATGCTCCTCGATGTAGATCACCAGCTCGAAGAAGTTCCGCTCGTAGGCCAGGCGCTGCACCACCGGCAAATCGAACATATTTGTAAGCCCTGTGTCCCGGATCGACAAGATCTGTTCCTTTATGGTTTCATTCATTATCGACCCTCCTGCATTTGTCCTCTCCATACGCAACCGAAAGCCCACTCCCATTGTCCCAGCGGACCATGATGGAGGCGAGGTCGTCGACACCAATCACTGTTCCCCTGGTGCCGATAGGAGGAGACTGTGGATCGTCCATCCTCAGAAGCTCCACTCGGCATCCCACTGGATACTGGCTCCGGAGCGCTTCGATCGTCTCTTTACTTGGAAGTCTCATAATCCACCTCAAAATTCTTCGAATGCAAGCTCGTCTGCAGCCTCTCGCTCCGCTGCCCTCCGCCTCTTGATCTTTTCTTTTGCTACATCTGCCTGGCTCTTTGTCCTAAAAGCTGTGTGTCCTTTAAGGTTCTTGAGGAGGATCATCCTGGCTGACTTGTATTCGTTTCCAACCATCCCCAGGCGCATGAGCCAAACGCGGAAATTGTACCGTTCATTCGTGTCCTTGCACTTAGCTGCCCGGACCCGGTGCTGGCTCTTAGCCATCTTGGTCATGAGCTCAACTAACTGCATGTAAACCCGGATCCGCTCAGGTTCTACGGTCTGGGGGAAGATGAATTCGATCTTGCCATCTTCAAAGGCGATTCCTGAAAGGGCCTTTTCTCCAGCGTCCGCAATGATCTGCAGGAAATCCTCTGTGGTCTGAGGGGTCTGTTCTTCAAGTGCTTCAACCAGCTCTTCGGAGACTTTGAAGTGCCCTGGCCGGCCGACCGCCTTGGAAAGGAGCGTCCCTCTGGAGTAGAGCATGTTGACCAGGTTTCTCAGGCTCTTTCCATCATAGCCCCCCATCGGCAGGGAAATGATCGTCTCTGTCTGATCCTCGACTTCCGGGGTTACGATCAGCTCCTTTGCAATGAGCTCCTCCAGGATGCCCTGGTCGGCTTCCTCATCTTGGACTGTAAGATAGCCGGCCCGATCCACCGTGTAGGGTCCAATCTCGTAATTAAAGCTTGGTGCTCCGAGGTATTTTGCCTTGAGCCCTGTAGCATTTTCCAGGGCCTTGACCAGCTTCTTTCTATCATCTGTGACGCTCGCAATCTTCATGGCATGTGCTCCTTTCATGTGCTATTTTGGGGTAGTACATACATCACTCTGTGCGGGCTATAAGTCAACATAATTCTGCTTAAGGATCGGCAGAAATCACGGCAGCTTCTTCAAATGTTAGCCTTTGCCCATCACGAATCAGATAAACCTCCTGGGCCTTGCTGTCAGGGTGGTCTTCCATGTACTTCCGGTAGCGCTGGACCGCAACATCAACAAACTTCTCCTCTATCTCCACCCCGTAACAGGTCCTCCCAAGCTGCTCGCATGCGATCAGCGTCGACGCGGATCCTAAGAATCCATCGAGGACCAGGCCGTTTGTCATAGTGCACTGCTTGATCAGATAGGCGATCAGTTGCACGGGCTTACTCGACGGGTGACCGCACCCTTCTTTTTCAGAATCCTTGATCCCATCGAACTCAAAAACAGCAGTCTGCTTCTGGTCACCATACCAGACGTGCTTGCCATCTTTGCGCCACCCGAAGATGATCGGCTCCATGTTGAACTTCCAGTCCGTCCGCATGAAGGGAGCCCTGGGCTTCTTCCAGATGAGGCCAGCGCCCACCTTGAACCCGGCATCCTCGAAAGCGTCATAGAAGACTCTGGTCTTCATGGTAGCGTAGAACTCATAGATCGAGGCATCCTTTGCCATAGCGCTCTTGAAATTTGAAAAGACCTTCATCAAGAAGTCATACGCCTCTTTGTCATTCAGGTTATCATTTGTGATCGACCCTGACTTGTTCTGAAGGTTTACAAAATAAGGTGCGTCCGTACATACGAGATTCACCTTCGTTTCCCCCAGGAGCTGCTGATATGTGTCCGGATCTGTACTGTCCCCACAGATCACGGTATGTCTACCAAGGTGCCAGACATCGCCAGCCCTGGAAAAACAGGGTTTCTTAAGCTCCTCATCGACGTCGAAGTCGTCCTCTTCAACATCCTTGTCATGTACAGCAGACATAATCTGGTCGATCTCCGGTGGATCGAAACCTGTGAAAGACACATCAAAATCGGAATCCTGAAGATCCGCAATCAGGTCAGCCAGGAGCTCCTTGTTCCATTCGCCAATAATCTTGTTGAGTGCGATGTTCAGGGCCTTCTCCCTGGTCTTATCGATCTCAATCACCACACACTCGATCTCGGCAAAGCCCAGGTCCTTGAGTACTGATATTCTCTGGTGGCCTCCAATGACTGTCATGTCTTTATTAACGATGACCGGATCCACGTAGCCGAACTCCGTGATGCTGTTTTTGATCTTTTCATATTCCGGGTCGCCAGGCTTCAGTGCCTTCCTGGGGTTGTACGCGGCCGGCACCAGGTCCGCGATCTTGATTTTCTTAAACTCCATCTGTCTACTCCTTTTACCGCACGAAAAAAGCGGCCCAGTTCTGAGTCGCTTCTTCGATGGCGTTATATGATTGATTTTAGTAGTGTACCTGTTGCCGCCACCTTTTCTTTCTGCTTTTCTATCAGGGCAACATATTCATCATGGCATGAAAGAATCTCTTTGCAGCGATCAGGGTCGAGCAAAACCTGATCCGCCGCTGGTATTTCGCTGCTATAGTATTCTACGAAGTAATCATATGTACATTTAGCAGCCTCATAGTCAGCATAGCGTTTCGCTTTACTATCTGGGATCTGATCAAATAGATACCTGAGCTTTTCCAACACATAGGATTCCCGATCAAACACATTCCCCTCAATACTCTGCAGAGCGTCAAGCACCTGCATATCATTCATCAACGGAAGATATATGAGAAATTGCATCAACGTTTTGATCGGCCTGCTTTCATAATATTGTGAATCTGTCGACTTCGGATAGAAAAGCCGTTGTCGATACAGACGGTCCTGTACTTCATTCTCCTCTTCTGGGTCATCAAACCAGTGCTCAAGGGTCTGCTGCAAGTTGCTTTCGCCAAGCAGCTCAGATAGTTCTATCCCTAGAGCCCTGCAAATCCTTATGACTCGGAGCATGTCGATATGTCCTTGGCCACTTTCGATTCGTTTTAATGTTGATACAGAGATATAGTCATCTCCGACTCGTTCAACCAATCCCTCCTGGGTAAGTCCTGCTTCGCGTCGCTTCGCAGCTATCTGATTTCCAAACTTAATGGTATTAAACATGGCATCACTCCTTCCAACTCTCAGGATAACCATACCACTAATTTTCCACCAGTTCAGAATTGACACTTTTTCCAAACCTATCCAGGACATAATGTTCATGACAACAGTATTTTCTGGACTTGTTGCCGTAGACCTCAAAGATCTTGTGGCAGTATGGGCATTCCATCACGTAGATGGCCGTCTCTTTTTGCTGCTGCTCGTCCCGGTGCATTCTCCAGTAAGTCCTGCGGCAGATCTCACTACAAAAGCGCTTGTTCCTTCCCATCTTAGATTGCTTAAGCTCCGCACCACAAAAAGCACAAGCCCTACCATCATTCATTCTCTCCTGCAGGTTCATCTCGTACTCAGGGCGGAATCCGCTGATCCCCACTGTCTTGCAGTATCTACGAACGTTGTCACGTGAGGTTTTTACGACCTCTGCTATTTTTCTATATCCCATCCCCCGGCTACGAAGTAATCTGATCTGTAATGTCTGCTCTTCTGTCATTTAACACCTCACCTTCTAAACCTTTGCGCGAAATGGGGTAATCTCCGCTGCCACGAAGGCGTGTAAAATTCATATTTGCATATCAAATCACGAACCACCACTTCAAGTGGTGGTCTGATAAGCCCTATAAGGGCGATTGCGTGGCTGCCCTGAAAGGGCGATCTCGCAAGCCTGATACTTGGCTACCCTTAGAAAGGGTTAATCGTTCCCTT